GACGAAATTTTTCTCAACTTCGATGATGTCCGGTATGACATTGACCATACCGCGGACCATGATCCGAACGCGATATGGAGGTGGTGGCAGTACTGTCAACAACTTGAGCGCCTGGATTTGCCGAAGCGCATCAATTTCTCGTCCTGGTGCAAGGGCGCTTCGCATCCATATTCAGACAAGCAGCTGGAAGATCTGGGAAAACTGTACGAGGCCGTATTGGAAGCGAAGGAACGCTTCGATGAGGCAAAGGACAATCTGTCTTTCTGACATGTCACAGCCGATAAATGACTTGACAGGGCGGAGGTTCGGTCGGCTTACTGTCCTGGGTTATGCAGGGGAGCGCGGCACGAGGCACTATTGGAAAGTGCGCTGCGACTGCGGCGTGGAGAAGGAGTGCAGCGGCGAGTCGATGCTCTACGCCGGTATATCCTCTTGTGGGTGCGCAAAGGGAAGGCACACGGGAGCGAGTGCAAAGATAGAGGTGACGGACGAGCAGAGGGCGTGGCTCTCGAAGCATTTCCGCAACACGCGGAACGATGATATAATGGATCGCTTCGGCTGGTCGCACTCCACGCTGCACAGGGTAGCGAGGGAGATGGGGCTGAAAAAGACGAAACAGTTCCAGGCGAAGTGTCAGCGAAATGCCGCTGCCAAGGCGAGGGACTCACACATCATCAACGGCACGTTCCCGCCGAAGGGATACATAATCCCCAACTCAGAGGAGAACCGCTTCAAGGCGGGCGTCACCAACGAGCAGAGGCTGGGCGCGAGGAAGAACAGAAAGCGCATCAAGAAGTCAGCCGAGAGCAGGAGGCAGACTTGGAAGGAGGAGCGTGCCAGAAGGCTCTTCGGACTTCCTCAGCAGACCAAGCTCCGTGTCCGCAACTACGGCAGGAAGATGCACGTTCAGGCACACTATTTGCGGAAGCGTGGCTACACTGTGGATTACCAGTCTTTCACCGCTTGGTATGACACCGAAACCCACCGTTGCCCGGTGCTTGAAAAGAAGGGAAGGAATCCTGACAAGGGGCATTATTTTGATTTCAGAGAAAAATCAACATGGACGGAAACATTCTGATTAATAAGGACTGCACGGACTTCTCCGCGGAGGGATACGCCGCGCTGGGCGTGTTATTGGAGATGGTCTGGGGCATCCAGACGATGGGGGCGCGCATGGCGAGGGCCCTCGACGAGATAGGCGCGAGGAACTGCCTCGTGCAGCGCAAGAAGCAGGCGTTCAACGACGCCAAGAAGTCAATCAACGGCCTTCTGAAAGGACTGGAGGCCGCCTTTGACGAGACGTTTAATTACGCCATGTGCCGCGTGCCTGAGGGCATAGCGGAGCGCACGGAGGCGTTGCAGTCCTACGCCGACGACATCGTGCGTCTGCTGATACTGTACTATTCGAGGGTTGACGGAGACCCGCAGGGCAACGACAAGCGTCAGAGGGTGCACAAGGCAATAGCGAATTTCAAGCCGGTGCCGGGGTTCGACGCGGAGGCTCTGATAAGGTTCTTCAAGATGCAGTAGGATGAACTTCGGATTGTCATACAAGGGGAGCAAGAACTTACTCGCACAGAGGATTCTGGACTGCATTCCATCCGCCTCCGTATTTGTTGACCTATTCTGCGGCGGCTGCGCTGTATCCCACGCCGCCCTGCTTTCGGGACGCTTCGCGAGGGTGGTCGTCAACGACATCGAGGGTGATGTCAGCCGCCTTTTCGTCGCCGCGGTGAACGGGCAGTACAAGGGCGAGTCGCGCTGGATTTCAAGGGAGGATTTCTTTCGGCTGAAGGAATCAGATCCTTATGTCCGCTATTGCTGGAGTTTCGGGAATAACGGAATGAATTATATTTATTCCGAAGATGTGGAGCCTTACAAGAGGGCACTCCATTATGCGGTCGTATTCGGGGATTTCGCGGCGTTGAGGCGGCTGTGCCCACTTGTGTCCGATGCCGCTGAAAAGGCCTTGGCGGGGTTGGCATCGAGGAAAGCAAGGCGCATTGAAGTTGGCAGGGTTATCGTAAGGAGGCTGAAACAGGTCGGAAAACCCGAGGACTTGAAAAACAATCCGTTGTTTGGTCGGATCCGATTAAGGGATGGTGGCGTTGTCCGCAAGGAAAGTCTGGGAAGTCTGGAAAGGCTGGAAAGGCTGGAAAGTCTGGAATGTCTGGAAAGGCTGCAAAGTCTGGAATGTCTGGGAAGGCTGCAAAGTCTGGAATGTCTGGAAATGGATTATCGGGATGTCCAGTTGCCTGATGGCTGCGTCGTGTATTGCGACCCGCCTTACGCTGGCACCGACGGCTATGGCTTACACAAGTCAGCGTTCGACCAAGAGGCCTTCTGGAACTGGGCGAGGAAGTGCGAAAGGCTGCTTTTTATCAGCGAATACTCCGCCCCTGTGGATTTCGTTCCCATCGAGGAGGTCCCACACAGGTCAAGGCTGAGCTCGACCACTAACAAGAGCGTCACCGAGCGTCTCTTTGTCCACGAATCGAGATACAATGAGCTGAAAACAAGATTGATATAATAAGGTTCTTCAAGATGCAGTAGTTTTTGAACATTTCTAATTTACATAGTAATGGATAATATCATCAAAGGAAGAGTCGTCGCCGTTCCACCGATGGCGACGGGCGAGGGCCAGAGAGGCCCTTGGAAGAGACAGACGGTGGTAATCGAGTTCCAGGACGGGCGCTATACAAGCAAGCTGGCCCTCGACAACAGTTTCAAGGCCGACGAGTTCGCCAAGCTGCGCCCCGGTCAGGTTGTGACGTGCCACTATGACGTGACAAGCCGTGAGTATAACGGAAGATACTACCATACTGTGACGTGCTTCGACTGGGAGGTTGAGGGCGCTCAGGTGGCGGCTCCTGCTAATGCGAATAACGCCCCTGCGACGGCAGCGCAGGACAAAGGCGACGGACTGCCGTTTTGATGTTTAACCAGCTTGGGTTAGACGTGTGTATGAACATATTTGAGTGAAGAAAAAAGAAGGGCCGCCGTGAGGCGTCCCTTTCTTTTTAGCTCTGAATCGACTTTCCCGAAGCGTTGTTGTTTTTGGAAAAAATAGTATATTTGCATAAGCGGATAGGAAAGGTTAGCTACCTTTACCGAAAAGATAAACTTGCGATCTTCCGCTTTCTTTAAGCAAGTGTCTTTAGGCAAGTTAAAAAAGTATGAGTAAAAAAGATACCACGGAAACATTCGTGGCTAAAGCAATAAGAGTCCATGGCGATACTTTGGATTTTTCTAAAGTTCAATATATAGACAATAAGACAAAGGTATTGGTTTGTTGTCCTATTCATGGTTATTTTTGGATGCAGCCTAATAATATATTATCGGGTCAAAGTTGCCCTAAATGTAAAATAGCAAAACTTCGTCGCGGGAATTTTTTAGGCGTGGGTATAAATGATTCTTTTGATGACCTAAAATCGCCTGCTTATAAATATTGGAAATCAATGCTCACAAGATGTTATAATAATCGGTATCAAAAAATTCGCCCTACTTATAAAGGTTGTGAAGTTGATGATAGATGGAAAACTTTCTCTGTGTTTAAGAAATGGTTCGACGAGAACTATGTGGAAGGCTATGAACTCGAAAAGGATATTCTTGTAAAGGGCAACAAGATATATGGTCCAGACACTTGCTGCTTCGTCCCTTCGCGAATTAATCATTTAATTTTGAATAGAAAAAGATTTCGTGGTCCTTATCCTATTGGTGTTTCTAAAGTAAAAGGAAAAGATTATTATGATGCATATTTAACAATAGACGGTAATCCACGAAGAATCGGGCGTTTTCTTACACCGGAAGCCGCCTTCGCTTGTTATAAGAATGCAAAAGAAAAAAGAATTAAAGAAATTGCGCGAGAATATTACGATAAAGGTCTTATTACGCGAAAAGTTTATAATGCTTTGCAAAATTATTCGATAAGCATTACAGATTAAAAAAAAGGGAACAATTTGTTCCCTTTTTTCTATTCTTGGATACTTTTGCCTTGTGCGTTATTGTCCACGGGTGTTATTGTTGGATTTTGTGTATTATCCTGTGTTGCGGAATATTTTTGTTTTAGGGATAGCTCGAACTCCCATTCCTTCTGAATAGTCTCGTAGTCGTCGATGTGCGCCGTGCCGAGGTCCTCCATGGCGGCCTCTCTTGACTTTATCCTTGCGTACACTTGGTCGCACTCGTTCTTGACCAGCTCAGAGACGTTCTGCGGAAGCCAGATGTTCTGCCCGACGGACACCTTGAGGCTCTCGTACCCGGCGATGTCGCCCTGAACCTTGCCGACAAGCGCCTTGAAGACGTTGACCATCTTCTTCACACCCTTGAAGAAGTACGGCCATGTGTTCTTGCACCACTGTATCTCCGGCGCGAAAAGAATCTTTATCGTCGTGCTGGAGTCCGATCCGGCCTTGAGGATGTCCGGCTCGACGAAGACCGACATTGTAGTCCTTACGATGTTGTTCCAGAGCGTGTTGTGGTGTATGTCGGCGATGTTGCTCGCATCAGGCGGTGCGAGGAACTTGCCGTCGGCGTTCCGTATGGAGTCGGCCGTGCCCTTCACGCCGATGGTCTTTCCCGCCATCTTGGAAGGCGGCAGGTTGACGATCTTCTCCGACTTCA